AGACCCTTCCTTTATCAAACAACTAGAGGATAACAAAGACTACCTCTTTGGAGATAACGGATCTTATCACTGGTGGAACGGATGGTGGAACTCATCAGACGATACTATCAAAAAACAACTAATCTCCTATATCTGGAGAGACTATCCAGTATACCCTTCAGTAAACCTAGACGGCTTTGAGTATTGGACAGGCCAGTTCGGAGAAGGCATGCCTAATGCAAGTCTTGGTATGCACCTGGATAAAGATGAGGCACTCTGGAAAAGCACTGGGGAGATTTCATCTCCGATTGTAGGTACTGTATTCTACCCTGTAGAGATGGATATCGACGGAGGATACCTTGAGGTGTTCTCTAATGGCCCAGAGAAACAGCCGGAGCGCATACGTGCAAAACACAACAGGCTAATCATATTTGATGCAGGAGGAACACACCACAGAGTTACAGAGGTAACACGAGGCACCAGATCTGCTATTGCAATCAACCTTTGGGACACGAAACCAACAGGAGAACTCAAGGAGGAATGAAATCCCTCTATCACTTTTTAGTACGTGTACCTAAAGTAACTAAGGACACCATGGAGGTCAACGGTGAAGAAATATATCTCGACACCAAGTTTGATGAGTTCAAACACAGAACCATGGAAGGCGAGGTGGTTGCTCTACCAGCCAAGTTTGATACCAATGTTAAAGTAGGAGACACCATGTATTTCCATCACCACGTTGTGCTTGGTGGTAATCACATGATGATGAACGAGGAAACAGTTCAGTTAGAAGAAACCAAGAAGCGTGGTCAATTCATAGACCCAGACGACGACGTATACGTTGTACACTATGGAGGTAACCTAGACCCTATATCCTGTCAAGCCTACGCGTATAAATGCCAGGACACAGGAGAGATAGAGTTGATTAGTGACTGGATATTTATAACTCCAGAGCCAGAGGAAGAGCAAGAGGAAACAATAAAGAGCGATATCATTGAACTCATACCAAAGGCGAATCCCCCTAAAGAAAAGAAAGGATACATAAGATGGTCTTCACCTAAGTTAAAGGAACTCGAATTGAGTCCCGGAGACAAAGTTCTGATCAGAAAGAACTCATCCTATGAGATGGAGGTAAACGGAGAGAAGTTATGGAGAACGTATTTACAATCAATTCATGGCAAGATCGAAGAAGTATAACAACATAGATACCGCTGTACGTCTAATGCAGGCTATGCAGATTGCTATAGAGAACATGATACAGGAAATACAAAAGCCTGTAGACCAAGAACTTAGCGGTTCTCAACGTAAAGCAGAACTGCAATCTATAAAGCAGACAGCGGTAGACGCAAAAGAACTTATTGTTGAAAGAGAAAAACTCGAACAACTTATCAAAGGACTCCAGCAAGATGGAGAAATCAAAGAAGAACGAGACTATAGCGGAGGATTCGCAGAACAATACTCAAAGTAATCAAGTCTTCATATACTGGGATTATTAAATGGCTGGACTTGTAGAAATAGAAGATGAAATTGTAGTCAACATATGTGCTGACAAAACACAAGGAAAAGTCAGTATATACTTTGACTTACCCATACAGTTCCCTAAGCAACCACCTAAGAAGGATATTCTATTTTACGATAAGCCAAAGGCTGAACAATACTGGCAAAGGATACCGTTACCCGATGACTTAAAGAAAGTAAAGTCAATGGAAGAATGGATGTCTATGCCAGAGCAATTCCGTAAGAAGTATACCAATTACATTACTGAAGAATATAAAAGAAGACGCAATGGAGTATGGTTCTATAACAACGGGGTACCTACCTATATCACTGGAAACCATTACTTTTTCCTGCAGTGGTGTAAGATTGATATCGGATACCCATCCTATCTCGATTTCCAGAGACAACTATTCATACACCTTGACGCTTGCGTAGCAGACCCACGCTGTGTAGGACAGGTATATGTCAAGTGTCGTAGATCAGGATACACCAATATGTCTGCGGCAATACTTGTAAACGAAGGAACACAGGTTAAAGAGAAACTACTGGGTATCATGTCTAAGACAGGTACCGATGCACAGGAGAATATATTCATGAAGAAGGTAGTGCCTATATATAAGTCGCTGCCTTTTTTCTTTAAACCTATTCAAGATGGTACGACCAACCCCAGGATGGAACTCGCCTTCCGCGAGCCATCAAAAAGAATCACTAAAAAGAACAAAACCTCATCAAGAGGTGAGGCTCTTAATACAATTATTAACTGGAAGAACACAACCAACAATGCCTACGATGGAGAGAAACTACACATCTTGTATTTGGATGAGGCAGGTAAGTGGGAAAAGGGTAATGATATACGAGAGGCATGGCGAGTACAACGTACTTGTTTGCTTGTAGGTAGAAAGATTGTAGGTAAAGCAATAGTTGGAAGCACTGTAAATCCATTAGACAGAGGAGGAAGGCAGTACAGAGAACTGTACAATGCTAGCAATGTAAATGATAGGAACGAAAACGGCAGGACAAAGAGCGGATTGTATGGGTGCTTTATACCAGCATACGATGCCCTGGAAGGTTTCTTCGACAAGTACGGAATGCCTGTCATTGATGATCCCGAAAATAGTATTATAGGCTTAGAGGGTGAGTACATAAACTTAGGAGCAAAGACTTATTTGAAGAACGAAAGGAAGGGTTTGTCTGGAGACTCTTATGAACTAAACGAAGTTATACGTCAGTTCCCCTTTACTGAAGCCGAAGCCTTTAGGGATAGTTCTAAAGCATCACTATTCAACGTACAAAAAATATACGAACAGGTAGAATACAATGATGATTTGTTTCCCAACCCTGTGGTTACAGGAAACTTTGTTTGGTCTTTAGGGCAAAAGGATACAGAGGTAGTGTTTAGTCCTGATCCAAATGGAAGATGGAGGGTATCATGGATGCCCCCTGTAGAATTAAGAAACAAAAAGACACCAGAGAATGCGTGGCTAGGATGCGCTGGAGTCGATAGTTATGACATCGATGCAACAGTGGATGGTCGTGGCTCAAAGGGCGCTTGTCATTTCTTTAATAAATTCAACCTAGAGCATCCCTCCAATATGTTTGTAGCCGAGTACGCTTCACGTCCACCGCTTGCAAAGATTTTTTACGAGGACATATTAATGGCCGCAAAGTTTTACAGTTACCCCGTGTTAATTGAGAACAACAAGTATGGTATCGCAAGACACTTTGAATCAAGGGGTTACGATCATTTTCTATTAGATAGGCCTACCCATCTCACATCCAGTTATGGTAGTAAGACAAAGACAAAAGGAATACCGTCGAATTCACAGGATGTAATACAGGCTCATGCACAGGCTATCGAATCATACATACACGCACATGTCGGTCTCAATGAGGAAACACTTGAGTTTGGTAAAATGTATTTCGAAAGAACCCTTGAAGACTGGGTTAATTTTAAGATAGATGACCGTACAAAATATGACCTTTCAATATCAAGTGGGTTAGCCTTACTTGCTGCACAAGGGCATAGAGTGGAGAAGCCTAAATCTGACTTTAATGGCAAGCAGTTCTTCCGTAAAGGTCAGATAATTATACGAAGATAATAAGAAGTATATTTGCAACAGTAGCAATCTTAAGTATGGATAACGAATACAATAATGGACAATCTTCATTTCCAGATCCCCTATGCGGTGTCGAGGAAAAGATGTCTAAGGGATATGGCCTAAGTTACGCGAAGGCTATGTTTGCTCAGTGGATTGGTAGCGACTATCAGAATTCATTGTACGGACGACGCAACAGCGAGATGGAACGCTGTAGAGATTATGCGCAAGGAACACAAGATACATCTATCTATCGTCAGATATTAAACTCTCTCGACAACAACAATGGTGACGGAACCTTGATGACGCTAGACTATACTCCAGTTCCTATCGTACCTAAGTTTGTTAAGATTGTTGTAAACAAAATTCTTTCAAAAGAACCATACCCTCAGATTGAAGCAATCGACCCTCTGTCAAGAACAGAGAAGGATAAAAAGAAAAATGCAACAGTATTGCGTATAGAGAATCGCGATATGATTGAAGAAGCGAAGTCGCTTGGACTGCGCGTTAAACAAGACCCTGGACAACTACCAGACACCCCAGAGGAAACCGAAATATTCCTAGACACCAACATTAAGACAGACGCAGAAATCTCTGCTCAGATTGCTACTGAGATGACATTGAAGTGGAATGACTTTAATCAATCTATCTACCGCCGTTGTGTTGAGGATTTAACTACACTAGGAATGGGTGTTGCAAAAAGAAGCAATGACCCTAATTACGGAATCAAGGAAGAGTATGTTGATCCAAAGAAATTTATACACAACTATACGGATGACCCAACCTTCTCTGACCTAACATATGCTGGTCATTTCAAGTACATAACAATCATGGACTTGAAGCGCATTGCGGGTGATCAGTTTACAGAACAGGAGTACGAAGAGATTGCTAAGACTGTTATGAATAAGTATGGAAACAATCCTACTCAGTTTTCTACAACAGGATCCGGTTACGATAGACCTGGTACGCGTTACCGTCAAGGATATGATGAGTACAAGGTAGAGGTAATGGACTTTGAGTTTATGTCTGTTGATGATATCATATACGAGAAGAAAGAGTCGGCATACGGAAACATAGGTTTCTATTTTAAAGGAAACGAGTATAACGCACCTCAGCAATCTGTATACAACAGAGAAGCAATATACATGAAGAACGCTACGGTATATGGTGGTACTTACATTGTGGGTACAGAGAAGTTGTATAACTACGGGCCAAAGAAAAATATACCTAAGAACGTACATGATATTTCACGTGCTCGTTTATCATATAGTATTGTAGCAACCAACATCCGTGGGATGATACCTAAGTCAATGGTATCCTCTGTTATAGGGTTTGCTGACATGCTCCAGATCACACACTTGAAACTTCAGCAATCCATTGCTAAAGCAAAACCAGATGGACTCATCATTGATATTGAAGGGTTAGAGAACGTACAACTAGGACGCGGTGGTGAACTACAGCCATTAGAGATTCAAGACATCTACGAACAAACTGGTGTGTTCTATTACCGTAGCAAGAATCCAGAGGGAGGTTTTCAAAACCCACCCGTCAGAGAGATAGGTAATAATATTAGAAACATACAAGAACTTGTTTCTCTTTACAATCACTACCTACGAATGATAAGAGATGCCACTGGTATCAATGAGGTTATGGATGGAACCACTCCGAAAGGAGAAGCCTTAGTAGGTGTAAACCAAATGGCAGTGCAGGCTGGAAACAACGCTATATACGACATCACTAATGCTGCGATGGTTTTGTATCAGAAGGTCTGTGATGATATTGTTCGCTGTCTACAGGTAATACCACCAGATAGTATATTGTATAAAGTATATACAAATGCCGTGGGAGAAACCAATATGGCTGTGCTTAGTTCTTTTGATAACCTATCTATGTACAACTTCGGTGTGGTGGTTGTTACTGAGATGAACGAAATGGACAAGCAATACCTAGAACAAAACATACAGATTGCTCTTGGACAAAAAGAAATTGACCTTGAAGATGCGATTGCCATTCGTCAGATTAAAGACGTGGAACAAGCAGAGAGACTCTTGGTGGTTCGCAGAAAGAAAAGAATCAAACAACAACAAGAGATGATGGCGCAGCAGGCTCAGATTCAGTCTCAATCAAATCAGCAAGCCTCACAGGTAGCCGCTCAAATGGAGATGCAGAAAAAGCAACTCGAAGCCCAGATCGAAGCACAGCGGATTCAATTAGAGACGGAAGCCAAAGCGCAACTCATACAACTAGAGTATCAGTTCAAAATTCAAATAGAACAACTTAAAGGAGAGTATGGCGTAGTTGAGCAACAAGTGGAAAGCGGAGTTCGTATGCAGGCTGATGCTGAATCAGAAAATCGTAAAGATCAGAGAATAGATAAACAAGCGTTGGCTCAAAGTAAACTGATTGCTCAACGCCAAGGCGAACGCCCACCTCTTAGTGAGGATATAGTAACCAACCTAACAATATCATAAGATGTCTTGCTCCTGCTCAACAAGCCAATGTTCCTGTGGAGACCCCACAAACGTAAATATGAATAACGCTGCACAGGTAAACATATGTGCCCGTCGCGGTGATACTTTTCAATTAGACGCCCAAGTAAAGGACTCTGATGGAACGGCATTAGACCTAACACTGTACACGTATAAAATGGAAGTCAGAGAGTATGATGACGGCCCATTAATTATACCCAGTACAGACATAACAATTAGCGGCACCAATGTTGGTGCTTTAACTATTTCTATTTCCGCTACAGATATGCAGGTAGAGCCCGGTACTTATGTGTACGGCCTGCAGGCTACACTGATTTCAGACTCTAGTGTAGACACATGGTTCTATGGAACCTTTGATGTAGTGCAAGATATAGTGCAATAACAAAACAAAACCAATGGCCAAAATAGACGTCACTGTAGAAAACGGATCTGGACTTGTCTTTGACTTGACGATACCTCCTTGTACAACTATCCTTGTTACAAAGGGAGACGTCAAGCAACTTCCTGGTTCGAAGGGCGCTAAGGGTGCTCAAGGTGACAAAGGCGCCAAAGGTGCTCAAGGTGAAAAAGGAACTGAGGGAGCCAAGGGTGCTGAAGGCACTAAGGGCGCTGAAGGTGCTAAGGGACAAAAGGGCGCTCAAGGTGATAAAGGTGATCAGGGGTCTAAAGGTGAGGAAGGCTCTAAAGGAGAAGAAGGAAGCAAAGGCCAAAAGGGTATTGATGGAGCCAAGGGTGCTACCGGAG